TCAATGCCGGAAAGACAGAACAACGGTGATGGCCGCCGCGATCACGGCGATAGCGGAGAACAGATAGCTCCAGGTGTCTTTGATGCCGGAACCGCGTCCGGTGTCCATGTCCAGCCGGCGCGACATCATCGCGTCCCGTTCGATCGCCGCCGTGACGGCCTGGTCGACTTTTTCGCTCAGCGCCGACCATCGCGCCGTGGATTCCGATCGTGGCATCAATCCTGTGATCACGTCGTCGAGTTGGGCCCGGAATTCGTTCACGGATTCGAACCGTTTGTCGGCCGCCGCCGTCGCGGTTGCCAATGCCTTCTCCTGATTGGAGAGCCGCTCATTCAGCAGAACCGTCAGCGCGTCGAAACGGACGCGCATCAATTCCTCTTGCGCGTCCATTCGGGCGGTCAACGACGCGAGAACGGCTTCCGTGTTCTCCGTCATCCGAACCTCCGGACCCATCGGCGGATCTCGGCCGGGGTCGGATTCACCACCGGGTCATAGACCGACTTGACGCGGGCCGCCGCGCAACCCCAGGACGGGGCCGGATCGTGGCCGCTGCGGTCGACCAGCTCCCCCACCGGTTCCACAACGTAGAGGGCCCCCCTGGGATACCCGGCGGCGTAGATCCGCGCATAGTCGCGGTCGGTGGTCACGTACACCATGTTCGGGTCGTTGTCGTCGTCGGCGAGCTGGTTGCCCGCGCGGCGTGCCTCGCACGTCGGGCACCCCTTGTGCAGGTGCCGGGTGTCCTCGGCGGGGCGCGGTTCGAGGAGATCCCCCGGTTTGAGATCCGGGGCCCCGCCATGCCAATAACGGGTCATGTCCAGTCCCTCGCTTCCCAGGAGGTCAACGCTGCGGAGTTCTGGAATGTCGAACGCCGCATGCCGATCGCGACCCGACGGTTCGACGACCCTTTGCCGATGACGTTGCCGGTGTCGGTGTAGGAGATTTTCTGAGTTCCGTTGACGTTCATCGTGAACACGTTGCCGATCGCCCAACACTCGATAACCGCGCCGTTCGCGATGGTGATTCCGGTGCTGACGTTCACCAGATCCGTCGTCGAGGACCAGGAGCCGTTGGACCTGCCGAACACCACCGTTCCCGCGTCGAACGAGAAATAGGCGAACGAGGTGACGGCGGTGTTGCACCGCAAAACCAATCGAGTGGTCAGCGTCGCCGACACGGAGCCCGACACGACACCCTTCGTGTATTCGTTGTCGGTCATGAGCGCATTCGGCGTCGCGTTGTACAGGGCCCACGCCAACCCGTCGGACGTGCCCGACCACTGCGCACAGTTGCTCACGATGCCGATGCCCGAACCCGTGCCGCCCTGAGTCCAGTTCGCGCCCAGGGTGCTCGCGTTCGTCCGGTCGAAGTTGTCGGCGAACGACAGACCGGCCGGGGTCGCCGCGACGACCGAGGACCCGCTACCGGAAGCGCTCGCCGCGATCCCCACCGAGGGCCGCACCACGACACCACCGGAGCCACTGCCACCGGATGCCGGTTTCCCGGCCCCATGCGCCACTACGGCACCCGAACCGGCCGCGACCGCACGGGGACGCCCGGCCGCCTTGGTCGAAGCCGTGCCGGAAGCCGTGGCCGCTGCCGCGATACCGATCCGCGGAGCCACCACGACACCACCGGAGCCCGCCGCCTCCAGCTCGCGCACGTCTATCGTGCTCGCCGCCGCCGAACCGCGCCCGGACGCGAGGATCGCCGGGGCGCCCAGCGGTACCACGCGCGCGCCGCCGGCACCGGAGGCCGCCGCGAACAAAGCCCTGGGGTCGACGCCCGCCGCGCCGGCACCGGAGGCCCTGGCGTAGACGGGCACCCGGACCGCGACCGAGGCGCTACCGGTGGCGTAGGCCCGGATCTCGTCCCCCGCGCGATGGGGTAGCCACAGGCCGCGATCCGAGAGCACCATCGGACCGGGCCCCGCCGCGAGGATCGCACCGGGGACCGGTGAGGACGCCGGACCGGCCGGGACGGGGGCGGGCGCGGCGATGTGCCCGCCGAGGGTCGCCGAGAGGATCTGTGGACCGGGCATCATCACCTCGAATCGTCACAGTGACGTAAGTAGGCATGTAGGGGTATACCTGAGGCTTGCCGAAAATCGCTCTGCGTGGCACCCAGGGGGTAGTGGTGGGCCCCTCTGTCGCGATGCCCCCCGATATCAGCTTTGCGTGTAGGTGATGGGCGCGACGATTTGCCCCTGGTCGGAGAGGGTGACCGTGGTCGACAGCGGGCCCCCGTCGAGGAACGATCCGCCGGTTTGCAACGTCCACAGACCCCAGTGCGTATAGGCCCCGGCGGGCACGTCGAAGGTCACGGCGGAACCTGTGATTGCTGAGGTTGCCGCCGTGCCCCACGTTGTCTGTTTGCGGGCATAGGCCGGGGTGCCGCCGGTAGCCTCGCTGGCCCCCGTCGTGCCCGGTGTCGCGGTGTGCAAGCTCAACCAACTACCTTGCGCCGCATAGGCTGTGGCCAATGCTGTGCGTTGAACTACGGTTGCGATCGACATGTCAGCTCCCGTCTATCGTGGGGTGTCCGCCGACGCGCCGCAGCAGTCCGTAATACCAGAGGTATGTTCGCGCCGGGTCGGGATAATTGACGTGAATTCGGTACGGCACCCGATCGGGGAGTGCGTCGGAATCGGCAAGTGGATATGTGAAGTCGAAACCGGTTTCGGAATAGGTGCCTTCGAGAGTGGTGATCAGCGTTGCGCCGTCCGCCTCGAGCAGTTCCATGGTCGAGGTGGTTTCGGCGGGGAATGAACCTCCGGTCAATTCGGCGCGCAGGGTGAAATCAGCGCCGACGGGATTGTCCAGGATCTTCCAAAATGGCGCGTTCATGACGGGTCCACGATGTGATATCCGGCCAGCCACATCACGCCCGCGTCGGACAAATCGTACGGATGGGAATACCTGACAAGCGCTTTCAAGGTCAGTTTCTCCGTCCCCTGAATCTGCACGGGATGCCCTGCTACGGCACCGGTTTCGCGCGCGCCGTACAGCATCGCCTCGGGCAGGGAATGATTTCCGAACGCCGGATACAGCACGACCAGGCAATGAGTGTGCTCGCGTCCGGTCTGCGGGTCGACTATCGGCGGGTCGAGCGCATACAAATTCGCGCCCCCGCTTTTGAGAAATCCTTTGATGCCCGTGGCTACGAGCGTCGCGGTATTCACATTGACCCCCTCAGCTCGGGAATGAATAGATCCACGCGCGGCCCTGGCCACCGGCACCGCCGTTTCCGTTGTAACCGAACGTATAAAACGCGCCGCCGCCACCACCGCCGCCGCACGGAACACCGCCGTCGCCGGCGCTACCCGCATTGGCTATCGCGCTTCCGCCACCACCGCCGCCGCCGCCGGCACCGGGCCCGGAAATCAAATCCGAAGCCGGGGAGCCGCCATCGGCACCGTTTCCGCCGCCCGCCGTGCCACCCGCGCCGCCTTGGGCGAATGGGCTCGAATTGCCGTCCAGACCGGCATGGGTATACAGGGAGCCGCGCCCGCCGGTCTCATTCCATTGGGATTCCGTGCCGTATCCGCGCGCCCCGTCCGCCATTCCCGGATTTGTGCCGCCCGCCTCGTCCAATGTCATCGGCCGCCCGGCCAAACCGCCGCCCGCGTCCAGATACACCGGGGAGTCGCCGAATGCGGTCGGGCCGCCGTCGGTGCCGGACGTGTTGTCCGCCGTTGCTCCCGTGCCGGGGATTCCGATATACACCGGTACCGCGTCGGCGACATCGGTTGCGAAAAACTCGATGCCCTTGGAGAAACCGCCGCTGGCACCCGCACCGCCGGGCACGCCCGAACCGGCCTGTACCTTCCCGCGCGCACCGCCACCGCCGCCGCCGCCCAATTCCGGGCGCACCCGCCGGCACCACGTGGGTTTGATCCATGTCGTATTCGCGGAGGCAATGAGCACCTCGCCGCCGCTTTCCAATGCGGCGATACGGGTGTCGAGATCCGAGATCGCCAGGGTGTTATCGGAGGTCGCGGTCTGTGCCTCGGCCAGTGGCGCTTTCACTTGCTCGTTGTGCACGTCCTGTGCATTGCTGTACGAGTCGACCACGCCGCCCTTCATGACGGCTTTGGCGGTCGATTCGGTAATGTCCTGCCCGAACGTGCTGCCGAGCACAAAAGCTCCGTCGGGCGCGGATTGGTTCGGCGTGGTCAACGGTTTCTCTCTTCGCTACGCGCCCGGATCGATCTTTTCCAGGACCGTTTCCGCCTTTTGCATGAAAACGAGGACAGGCGTCAATACCGCGCCCGCCCCGATGGCCCAGGAACCCACCATGTGCAGCGGGCCCGTAGCCGACAGGTTCGCCGCCAGGCCGGCCAGGATCACCGTGCAACTCAAGGCCGCGACAATCGCTTTTGCGATTTGCGCGGGATGGTATTTCAGCGGGTTCACGTCTGGTCCTCGATTTCCATGTCCGCTTTGATGGCCGCCACGGCATCGACCAGGCTGAGATTCTGTCCGGCGTCGTTCTGGCCAAGTTGTGGCCAGCCGTTGCCGCCGAGCCCGCGCAATTGCTCCCAGATCTCGCGCGTTTTGGTCAGCACCTCGTATTGTTCGTCGTTGGTCAGAGCCATGAAAATGTCCTCTCCGATGCCGCAGGCCGCCGCGAAATCGTGCGGTGAAAGCCCGTTGGCGGCGTTCATGTCGCAGGTGCCGAACGGCGGTGCGCCTTCGGGTAGGCCGCCGCCGTAACCTTTGCCGTCGGTGTATTGGTGCGCGATCTGGCCGGGCAATTGCGGGTTGTGGCCGTATCCCGCGCCGATGATCCGCAGGCCCTTCGGGCGGACCGGCCACAGGGACCGGAAATCGGAGGCGTTCGCATATCCGATCACCCTGCGCGGATCTTTCAGCCACGCCGCCAGGGCGCGATAGCTGCTATTGATCGGGCCCGACTGGTCGCCGCGCGGATTGCCGCCGGATTCCACGTCGATCATGGAAATCATCTTCGGGTGCGGACCGCCCTCGGCGAGCACCATATCCATGTGCGTCGCTATCGTCTCGTTCCAGTTCGCCCGCCAGTAGAAATAGACGATGAAACACGACAACCGTCCGGAGTCCGCCGCGCCGACAGCCCAACGGTAATTCTTGGAGAAATTCGGGTCGCGGAACGTTCCGTCGTTGGAGCGGAAGCTGAGGATGGAATGCGGATAGGTGTCGTCCACCGGCGGTTGGAAATAGCTCACGTCCGCGAAGAAACTATCCATCGTCGCCCCCGGCTTCCAATTCTCGCAAGCTCGTCACGCGCGCTACGCTCTTGCGTTCGGGCGGGTCCTCGATACGACCCATCTCTTTGAGTTGCTGAATCACCAGCTCTTGCTCGTGCGGCGTCAATGCCGTCATGTCCGGTAGCACCACCGGATCGGGTTCCGGCTCGTCCATCTTCACCCAGCGCGCGGAGCCGTTGAGCGCGTGTTGCTGCCCCCGGAAGGGCGGCAACAATTTCCGCGTCTGTAATTCCGGGTTGTGCCGGAAGCCGCAATTCCACAGATGAGTGGAAATGGCGCGGGCGATATTCTGTTGGATGATCATGGGCTGGTGTGTGGTGATCGGAACCTGTGTCAACGCCCACAACAGATGCTCGTCCGGCTTGTCGGGATCGCAATTGCCTTGCATGGGCAGTCTCATAGCACCCCCAAATCTTTCGCGATGCCGAATAGTTCTTTGACCATTTCCAGGCTTTTGGCCACCGGGTCTTGTTGTTCGCGCTGCCCTACGGTCAATTCCCAGCCGGGGCCCTTGTCGTGATCAAAGGCATAGGTCACCTGCGATACCCGGTCCACGTACAATTTGCCCTTCGGGCCGCCCAGCGGTGCGACCGCAATACGGTCACCGAGATAGAAATTCCCGTGACCACCTTGGCCGATCAGCCAGGGTGCGCCGTCGCCCACGGAAATAACGTGCGTGAATTGCTCCCTGGTTGCCCAGAGCTTGGCACGGAGCGCCACCAGGGCGGACAGGGTATAGGCCCGATCGGCACCCTCGGCCCAACCCTCGTGATAGTGACTCCAGCCCAAATCCGTTGCGCGACTTGGGCTTTTCCACGCCATGAACGCGAGCAGCACGTCTTGGTACAAAGGCTTCAACAAAGCGTCCGCCGCGCCCCCGATCGGCGGTACCCCGATCATCATGGCTATCAAGTCGCCGGCCATTTGTATCGAGGCACTGATCAATTCGTTGAAATATCGGATCGTGGTGGCCCCCAACGGTTTTCACGTCAGGGGCCACCACGACCCCCGGCATCGAGTGCCCGCCGGTAACCACCTGCACATCTGTCGGTGGCCGAGTGGTGAATGTGGAGGAAAGAATGCCGTTGTGTTCGGTCTGCCGATACACGATTCCGGGAGCTTCCGGGAGGGTGCTTTTCCAGCCGGGAACGTAATACTCGTCCGGCCACGCCGGATCGTCGATAATGTCGATACCCTCGGTCAAACCGTCGGAGGAAATGTTCGTGAACGCCCGCACGAGGCCGGTGAAGAAATCGCCGCCGAACGAGGTCCCCGAAGTCCACTTGCTCTTGTCCTCGATATCGATCACCAGGCAGCCGTGACGGAGGTCTGCGCCTTCCCACGGCGGATCGTCGCCGTCCAGATAACGCCGGAATGTCGGCGTCAACTGACCGTCTTCGCAAATCTTTTTCGCGACCGTGTGAAAATCCTTGAATCGGGAGTGCACCACCGCCAGCGGCGAGGTGTCGGTGCCCGTGGACGGCTTCACCACCATCGACCATGTTGATTGGTCGAAATTCCACCATTCGGCGGGGTCCAGCGGATCGTCCGGCAACATCCAGATTGAGGACTCCAAACGCATAATATTAACCAGGAGGGTCAATTTCAATCCGGAAATTGCGTTCATGAAAACGAGCCAAATTCTTGGGAATTGGCATTCCGCAGGAAGGAACGGCTGGCTCCAACAAAGCACGTGCTTTAATTCTTCGTAATCGTGCCGGAATAGGATTCTGGTTATCACCTGTCCGTCTGCGGTCAATTCTTGTTCGGTGCGCTCCATTCGCGCCCCGTACCGCACCCCGTCTTTATCGCAGGTGACATGGATATTCTTGGTCGTGCGGGAATCGTGATCCACGGCCCAACGTGCAAGGTAATAGTCCTGCGGCAATTCGAGTTTCGCCGTCCCGGTCTCCAGATCAATTTCGGTGAAACTCGCCGAGAACGCGGGCCCGACCTGTCCCCGCAGAATCCAGGCACCATCCCACAAACGGATCTGCGCGGGCCGCAACCGCCGGACGCGCTCAGCTTCGAGACGGGCAGTGATCCGCGCGTATACCGCGTCGAAATCTATGGTCGCTACCGTGGTCATTCCAACCCCCACGGGCGGGTCCACGGCCGAGGACAACGGACTTGGATGCCGGCCCCGATCGGCGCACCCGTCACCCTCACCGGCAATTCGATCGGTGCGAGATCCGTTCCCACATACGCCGGCACGGGGTAGAGGAATTGCTGGGAGTTCATGCGGAGATAGACGGCGGTGTCCAAGTCGGAAACGACCTGCCCGCCACGGGTCATATCGTCGGTGTCGATCCTCAGGTGCTCGCCGTCGATCAATTCCGGCATGACGATCAAACGGTCCGAGTCCTCTGCCGCGTGCTCGAAACGATCATCACCGAAACTGAAATCCGGAATCGTCCATTGAATCCCGGCCTCGCCCTGCACAGTCCATTTCAACCAGATCTCGTTATTGGTCGGGTTCGACACGGCGACCGTGCCGGATTCGGTGCCCGAAACCGTGGTGTCGGTCCGAGCTACCCATTCGTCGCAGACCTCCAGGCCCATCCAACGCGGATAGGCCGCCACCAGTGGCAGCAGCACAAGTGAGTACTCATGAAACCCGTTCGGGTCGCTGCCCACTTTCACGATCGGCCGGGAGATCAATTGCACGTCCAGTGAGCGCCGCGAATCGTCAACGGTCACCCAGATACGGGAGATCTTGCGGAAGTCCCACGCCCGCCGGAACCGCGAGTCGACAAACCGCCACGCGACATCCGGCGTCCCCACGAGGTGAAAAGCGAGCGTGAATTCCTGTTTGTCCTCGCGAAGGCCGCCGTAGTTCGCGCCGAGCTGGAATGCCGCCGCGTTCCACAATGTGCGCACCGGAGGTTCATACAGGTTGCCGAATTCGGTTCCCTCGTCCTCCGGTGCCAGCCACACATTTTCGCGGCCCTCGCCGGGACCGGACACGGCAAACCAATCCCCGTTGCACCCTTCGATTTCGATCATGGTGTCGGCCACGGCTCACCTCCGATCAATGCCCGGTGAACGAGATAACCCGCTCCCGTTGGTAGGAGAACAATTGGCGGCGAATCTCGTCCATCGATATTCCCGGACGGTCGATCATGATTCTCGCGTCGATATGGTTATGCGTGCCGCCGAGTTCGCCGGGAATCAGCGGCTCCGGTGCTCCGGTGAGGTTTTCGACCAGGTTTATTCCCGGCTCCAGCACGCCGCCCGCGTCCATGAGTTTGGGGACCATGCGCTTGAGGAATCCGTCACGGATCGCGGGAGGCAACGCGAGGAATTGTTCTATGCCCCGGTTCGGGTCTGCGATCATCGGCGAATCCAGCGGGCCCGGTGATCTGGTGCCGCCGCCGTGCTTGGCCTCCCATTCGGATTGGGCTTTCTTGTCCGCCTCGAATTTTTCGGATGATTTTTGGTAGGCATTGAGCGCCGCCAGGATCGGCGGGTTGTCCGGTGCGCCGAAGACGCCGAGGGCATCCGTGATTTGCCCGGACACGAATTCCTTCGCGGCGTTCCCGAAATTCTCGGAAATGCTCGAGAAAATCTCGTTCTGCCGTTTCTGCATGGGGGATACGTTGTCGCTCGTGTCCGGTGCCGCCGCCGTGCCGGACGCGCCGGGCCCGGTGGTCGTTCCCGGTCCGGTGCTGCCCGGCAGGGTGCCGAGGTCGATCTTCGGCGCGGGGCCGCCCCAGGCCCAGAAAGCATGGTCGGTAAACGCGGGGTCATTCGCGCCCGCCGCGCCGCCGCCGTATTGCCCGTTGCCGCGCACGCCGCCCATCTCGAAATGCACGCCGTTGGGCAGGGTGGCCGCCGTGTGCCCGCCGTAGGGCCCGCCGACATACCAACCTATCGAGAGCGTTCCAGCGCCGCCCAGGCCCAGCGAGAAGCCTCTGCGGACCAGTTGCGGGCCCTCGTCGGCGGTGCTGAATCGTGTATCCCAGGGTCCGAGTCCGGCAACGAAATTCGCCAGGCCCGCCACGGCCCCGGAACAGTCGCCCCAGTGCACGCCGCCCCAGTCATACGGCATGCCCTCAACACCTTTGGCGAATTCGATCAATTGCATCATGGTGGGCAGGGAAACCGTGCCCCCGGCCGCCAAACCGGGTAGGCCATTGAGCATGGCCACGATCGCGGACCCGCCCCGGCGCATCACGTCCGCGCGCACGATTCCTTCACCGTGCGCAACCCGCACCATGGGCACACCCGCAGCGCTGATACCCAGAATGGAATCACTGGTGCCCGTGCCGGGCCCCCACAACGCGCCCGCCGCGGTACGGCCCGCGACGCCACCGGAACGCAATCCCTGAAGGGTGCCGCCCCAGTCGTGCAGGGTCGAAACGCCGGGGATCTCGATGCCGAAAACGGATCGCGGAAGCATCGACAGGAATCGGCCCAACAAATGTAACGGGGATTTCAGCAGATCCGCCAAACCGGAGAGCGCCGAGCGGAATCCGCCGCCGATCTTCGATGCGATGTCACCCAGGAAATTCAGACCCGAACCGATCTGGTCGAACACCCACTTGATGCCCGTCCACGTCGCCGTCACGGCGGTCTTCATAGCCTCCCAGATGACACCCCACGCCTTACGCCCCACCTCGGTCTGGGTGAAAAACCAGATCAAACCGGCGGTGAGAGCGGCAATCGCGGTGATCACAATGCCGATCGGGTTCGCGGACATGACCAGGTTGAATGCCGCCTGCACTCCGGTGGCGATTCTGGTGGCCGCCGACCACGCGGTCATAGCGATTTGCGCGCCGTTCATCAACAGGAATTTCGCGGCGGTCACGGTCATTTGCACGCCGAGCGCCACCAGCGAGGGAAGCAACGCCCCGCCGATCACTGCCGCGATGGTGCCGACCAATCCCGCGTGTTCTCGGAACCAATTCAGAACCGCCGCACCCGCGCCCAGGAACCAACTGAATGCCGTGATCAGCGCCGGCAATGCCACCTGTCCCAAACCGAGAAACAGCCCGGCCACGAGTTGCACCACCGGAAGAATGGCGTTGAAGAAACCCACCACGAGCGGGCCCACGGCGGTCGCGAAATTCCCGAGTGAGGAACCGAAGTGTTCGACCGATGGCCAGATCGCGGTGAACACTCCCGCGAGCTTGCCGCCGATCGCGCCGAAATCCAGGGACGAGAATTTGCCCAGCGCGGTCGAGATGAACCCGCCGATGCTCGAGGACAAGGGCCCGATTCGCGAGCCGAAGGCGTCGATACCCTTGGTCATCTTGCCCAGCAATGGAGGAACGGCGTTGAACACCGGGCCGAGCAATGTCGCGCCGAAACGCCCGACGGCGGCCATGGTGTTGGCGAGCGAACCGGAGAACGAGTTGGCCGATTTCAGCGCCGCGCCGCCGATGTTCTTTTCGATGACGGACAGGAACGTCGCCGAGTCGACTTTTCCGCCTTCAACCATTTTCCGGAATTGGGCGGCGTTCACACCGTAGGCGGTTGCGAGCCACTGGAAGATCGGGAGACCACGATCCGCCAATTGTTGGAGATCGTCGGTGTATGCGACCTGGTTGGTTCGAACCTTGTTGATGATGGAGCCCATATCTCCCAACGAGGTGCCCGCCACGGAGGCCGCGTCGGCGGTCGTCGACAGGTATTTCGTGAGATCTTGGCCGGGCTTCACCCCCGCCGCCACGGCCGAGGCCGCGATGGTCGCCGCGTCGCCCAACGAGAACGCCGTGCCTTTGACCGCAGCAAGAGCGCTGTCCATGATCGACGCGACCGCTTGCGCGGAGTTGCCCAAGGCGGTCAATTTCGCCTTGGCGTCATCGATCGCCTTGAGTCGGGAGAAACCCGCCGTGAATGCGACGCCCAACGCCGTGCCGGCCGCGCCCAATACGCTGACACCACTCGCCTTCAGCGCATAGCCGAGGCCCGCCGACATCTTCGAGCCCATCGCCCGGCCTGTGTCCTGAGCTTGTTTGTCCGCCCCGGACAGGCCCGACGTGATGGCCTTGGCAAGGTCGTTGGTTCGCATTGCGACCGTGATGTACGCGACCGCCAATTCCACCGCCATGGCTCACCCCCTTCGAAGCGCCGCCATTCGCGCGCGAATTTTGTCCATCGGAACGGGCGTGCCCTTGACGCGCTTCACATCGGAACGGATTCCGGGGCGCGGGAATTGTTCGGGACGGTTGCGGTTGCGCGCCCCGTCCTTCGTCTTCGACCAATAGAGCAGTCTTCCGACATCGACCAATTCCGCGAGCAGATATTCCGCCAGGCCCCAGCGGTATTCGTCGGGATGCACCGATCGCACCAAGGCACTGTCGGGCCCGGACTGTCGCACGAACGCCAACAGGTCGCGCCAATCGAATTCAGCGCAACCCACCGTGCGCAAACGCAATCCGGCATGGATGAGATCGGACTCGACGGCCTCCCGGTGCCTGGTTACGAGGTCGAGGAGGCCGAAGATTCCCCCGGCGTCAGTCCCGAATCTTTCTGCCAGGCCAGCATGAGTTTCTGAATCTCGGCCTGGCTCATGTCGTCCAGGATCGCGAGGGTTTCCTCGGGCGCGACCGTTTCCACCAGGCCACAGAATTGCTCGGCCTCGGGTTCCTTACGGAGCTTGCGCACGATTCCGAAAGAAATGTTCTCAAAACGCGGCAGGGTGATTTCCACGCCGGCATCGTTGGTGTAATGAAATTGTTCCAGCACAGGACCGGGCCCTTTCGTTTAAGTTGGGAACCGGGCCTTTGTGAGGCCCCCGCCTGGCGAAGAGACAGGCCCGGTCCAGTGGGGAACCCCCCGCCAGGCGGGAGATTTACGAGGCGGTCGCGAGGTGGATGAATTCGATGATGTTGTCGCCGTCCTCGTTCTCGAAACACTCGATTTCGATCGTGTACATGATCGTGTCGGTGTGCACCCGCTTGATGTCGTCCAGGCTGATCACTTGACCGTCGGGAATGTAGCTCCGGATCAAGCCCACCGATTCATCGATGGTATCCATGATCCACGCGGAGTGCGGGAGCATGATCTTGTTCTTTTTGATGGTGATGTCGTCGCCGTCGATCGAGACATTGTCGTCGCCGTAGACCGATTTCAGAACCTCGGCGTTCGTCGATTCCAGGAACGACAGTTTCACCGTCGCGGTGAAGTCCTTCTGAAGGATCTTCACCGTAGCGCCGCCGAATGCTTTCTTCTTTTCGGTGTCACGCTTATTGGATTCCACGTAGCCCTCTTCACCGATATAACCGAGGTCCAGGAATGCCGCGTCGGGCGCGGTAACGGCGTCGGTCGGTGCGGTCGCGCCCAGGGGGGCACGCAACAGCGTCCCGGTCACGGCCGGCATAGCGGAATAGACGTTATCTACAGAGCTGGCCATGTGCCGCCCCTTTCAGGCAAACGGACCGGGCCTGTAGGGGTTTCAGATTGTGTGTACTGTGCCGCGAATATCCAACGAGAGCGTGAATTGATAACGGGGAAGGGAGGTGTCCGGATCGGGGAACGACGCGGGCGCACCCACCACGCTCGCGCTCCGGATCGCGCCGGCGTCGTTGCGCCAGGCCCACGTGAGCAAACCGAAGCACGTTTCCGCCAGCTCGCCCGCGTCGGGCTCCGTAGCCTCCCAGCACTGGACGATCACCGTCCGCGCCGACAACACGGTGCGCAGGGTGCCGCCGCCGCCGCTGGCGGTGATGCGCACCAACCGCGTAGGACGCGGGGACGGGATCTTGGTAGCCACGGTAGCCGAATCACCCAGTGCGGCAAGTTGTTCCGACAAATAACCTACTACGACCGCGTCGGCCGGCGGGAACGCGACGTATTGCATGTCAGCGGCCCGCGTCCAATGCCCTGATGAGGGTGTTGTCCCTGGCGTTCAGCGCCATAGCCCTCGGCGTCGCGGTGATAACCGTTCCGCGCCAACGCCCTTCCGGACGGCTGGCACCCTGTCGTGACGATGACTCGAAACCCTCGCCCGCCGCCGCCCGGATGCGCTCGAGGCGCGCCTCGAGATCCGCGACCAGGCCCGGATCGCTGCGCAGGTCGTGAAAGCCCTTCATGTTCCAATGGATTTCGACCGACATGTCAACCCGCCACCTTCCGCAGCGTCACGGAGACACCGGGATTCCAACCAAAAGGCCCAGTGCTCCAATCCTTTACCTCACCTATCACGAGGCACTGCCCAACCCGGTCGAGGTCGATGATGTCTTGGGCACCGACCGAGAACCCCGGAGGCGCATAGAGATCCAAGGTTGTGACGACCCTCGGCTCTCCCGCCTCCGGTTCCCCGGTGCTCGTCACTGCCCACCCGTAAACCAAAGCGGGAGTGCCCGTCTCGTCCAGCGGCGGATCGTAGACCGGCACCGGGTTGCCGTTGGCGTCGGTCTCACCGTCGGAATAGGCGTGCACGCCTACCGAAAACCTCTCCGGATAGCTCACGGCCGGAACCCTTCCGACGACATGGGCACCGAGACCGCCGGCGACCCGAGAATCAGCCTGTCCGACTTGGACAGCCAGGGCCCGCCGCCGCCGGCACTGTCGGAGAACGTCTGTTGAAGCATGTACGGGCCCGCCGTGAACTGCGCCGCCGACACTCCCTGAGAGTCGGTCGGGGCGTTGAAAACCCTTGCCACCATTCGGGAAACCACGATCACGACCGAATCCGGCACGTCGCCGGCGAAGCTCTCGCCGAGGTAGGCCGCCACCATCGCGGAGGCTTCCTCCAAAAGTCCTGTCAACCTTGCGATTTCGGGTTCGATCAAATCGCGCCCGAGTCGCAGCTCAACATCGGTTTGATCCGCGAGACTCATGGCCTGTCCTCCCTCTGCCTGGCCCCGACCGAAAAAGGCCGGGGCCGAGGCGAATTAGGAGCCGTCCGCCGGAACGACCAGCCCGACAGGGGAATTCGTGGAGACTTCCGAACCGACGGCGATGTTGTCGCCGAGGGCGTAGGCGAACCTCGCCTTGAACCGAAGCGCCACCATGTCACGCTCTGCGAGGTTGATGGAACCCACGGTCGCCTGGTCCAGGAACTTTACGGTAATGTCCTGTCGCACACCGATAAGCACGCGGGAAGCGTCCACCACGAGCGCCTCGGCAACCGAAGCGTCCCAGACCTGCTGGTCCCCGCCGTCACCGTCGGACACCGTTCCGGTTACCCAGTTCGCATTCAGGCCGTGCACGGAATCGCGCGAGGCGGGCCCGCTGGCCATGGACGGCTGGAAGATCGGAGAGCCGTCCAGGTTGCGCAAGTTCGCCAGTTTGAACCGGAGTCCCTGTCGGGCGAGGATATCCGTGGGGTTGTAGTAATCCGAAACCACCTCCGCGGCTTGAAGAATGGAGCCCGCTAGGTCGTCCTCGGTCCCGGTCGCCCCGACATCGAACACGTTGCCGCTGGCCACCGCCGAGGCGTAGAGATCCGGCGAGGTCCACGTAACCGGCTTGCCCAGACCGAACAGAACGGCCGCGTCCAGCGCCCAGGCGATTGCCTCGCCGCCGGTCCGTGTCAGCTCCAGAAGAACATCGGCCGTGGCGTCGTCGACCACGTTTTCATGCACGGGCACGATAACCGCGAGTTCCTCGACAACGAGGGTCTTGTTACCCCATGTCGCTTTCGCGGTCGGCTTAACCCCGGTGGGATCGGAGGAAGATTCCTCTACCCATGAGGCATGCGGTTTGGTCGTCAGCACCGGCAGCTTGGTCGTTTTGGTGCCCAGATTCTTGCGCGGGAATGCCCGCAGCACGACGGACGCAGCGGTAGCGAATTGGAGAAAATCGGGCGCGTAGGCGTCCTGAATAAGCATCGCGGCATCGGCGCGAGTGATATCGGCCATCGGTGGGCCTCCTTTCTGTTAAAAGGAATCCCGCCGAGGACGGGATTCAGCGTTCGCGCATAGACCGCAGAGCCATAGCGGCGCGGTCTTTCGCAGTGGATGTATCGGCGGCAGTCGCGCCGGACCGGAAACCGCCGAGCTTGCGTTTCTCGCCTTCGCGCCATTCCAGCAGCGCATCGGCAGAGGCTTCCATTTCCGCGCGGGTCGTCCCGGTGATGTTGGCCGCCGGGACGTTTTTCTTCCCGGCGATATCCCGGCGTATGCCCTCGAGTCTTTCGCGCTCTACTTCGGCTTCTTTCTCGGCGATGAGTTTCTTGGCCGCCGCCAGTTCGTCGCCGAGCTTTTGACTTTCGGACTTGTCGCGGTCCTCGAAGTCTTTGACCCTCGCGGTCAATTCGGCCAGTTGCGTTGCTGCGCTCTTGGCCTGTGCTTCGGCCGCCTTGCGAGCTTCGCGCTCTTTGGCAATGGCGGCTTTTCCGGCGTCGCCGAGTTCCGGCGTTACCTTGCCGGTGTCCTCGCCGCCTTCCTTACCTGGCTGTTCACCTTCCTCGGGCATCGCGCCTCTTTCTCTCAATCGCCCGTCGCGGGCGGTACATCGCCCCCGGCATCGCACCGGGGAAAGTCTGTTAAATCGGCCGCATGTGCTCGAATCGCGTGATGTCGAACGGCATGACATACCACTGCACCAGGCCGCGCATTTTGTCCACGAACGCCAGTGGCACACCGAGGTTGTCTTTACCGTCGGTCATTCCGACAACCCAATCCGTATCGGTCTCGCCGATAACCCGCGTCGGTTCGATACCCGCCGGTCGTCGCTGCGCCGCGATCCGCAAAGCCTCGTCGGCGGTGATCATTGCGGCTGCGTCACTTCGAACAGGTCGAACATTTTCCAGTCCGGTTCGCAGTTGTCGAGTCGGTTTGTGTTGATCGCCAGGACCCCCTTCATATACCGGTCCATCATCGGCGTTCCCGAACCGCCGGACTGTCCGTCGTAGAAACCAACTTTCCCGTCGCCGTCGACTTCCCAATTGATCACGTGGGAAACCAATTTGTCGCGCCAGGTGATATGCAGGACGCCGCGCGAATTGGGCGGATATTTCGAGCCTATGTGCCGCGCCAATTCCGCCGTCGTGGTGATCGGTTGGTTCGGGGCGGTGAACACCGGATGTCCGCCGTAGGGCACGTTCCAGCAATTCTCCAGGTCCGTCATTCGCATGGATTTCCACCCGGCCTGTGCGGGGCCCGCGCACACCGGGAAGCCGCGCCGACGCAATTCGTAGGCATTCACGCACCGCTGGCAATTGGTCGTATACGCCTTCTCGAGATCCGATCCGGCGGGCGAACGACGCAAGCCCGGATTGGTGGACGCAACGGCCTGTGCGGGAGTCAATGCCTTGCCCGCCGTGCGGGGGCCCGTCTCGCGCCGCATTACCTTCAGCACGTCGTACAGGGTGTCCGTGCCCGCTACGCGGCGGGCCCGGTCGTATTCGCCTTTCCACCCGGCCACGTAATCCGGCGGTGTGTAGTGGTCGCCGGGCCGGACCGGGACCGGCATGCAGTGGTCGTGATCGTGAAAACCGTGCAGGCCCTTGGCCGTTGCCTTCGAGTGATAGACCGCGCCCTGGGCTGCCAGCATGCGGCAGAACGGGCAAGCCGTCGCTGAGGCGTGCCGGGCGAACCGCACCCCTTCGCGAGTTGCATTGAAAGTCAACGTATCCCGCGCGCCGCCCAACACGTAGCGTTGCGCCGCGCCCGCCAACAGGTTCACAGCCTCGGCCTGGCCGCGACCGAACAGCGGGCCCATGGCCCATCGCACGCTGGTGCGGATCTGGTCGGCCGGCGGCGGCGGGGCCGGTGTCGGAACGTAGCTCGTGTCCGCCAGCTCCCCGTACCACTGCGTAGCCAGCTCGGCCGAGGCCGCCGTATAGGGTTCCAAGACAGCGGGAGTAGCCGCCTCCATGGCCGCCTGAACAGTCGCCGCGTCGGGGCCGGCCACCGATTGCCAGACCGTCGTCAGGTCGCCTACCGCCAGATCGGACAGGTCCGCCACGGTGCCCGTGAACGCTATGACATCAGCCTGTGAGGGCATGGGGCACCGGTTGACCGTTGGGCGGTTGTGGAACGTTCTGGGGGCCTTGCGGACCCGTCTGCGGACCCGTCTGCGGGCCTGTCTGCGGGCCTGTCTGCGGGCCTGTCTGTCCGGGGATCGGGGGCGGTTGTTGGCGGGCCCGCAATGCCTCGGTCAGACTCGTGACTTTGGCCGAACGCAGCGCCGCCTGAATTCCGACGACTTTTTGCTGCGTCATACCGGGAATCATCGTCAGCAATGCCTCTATCGGGATACCGGCACCCGCGAGTTTCGCGATTCCGTCGACCACCGCCGCAAATGCCCGCGCCTCTGTGTCTGCCCATACAACCTCGGCTTCCGTATCTTTGGCGGTTGCGGTGTCGCCGATCATTTCCGCGCCGAGCCGCAACAATTGTTCGTGCGATTCGCCCAACGATTCGCGCATCGCGTTCAGCTTGCGTTGCTGTTGCGCCTCACCGGCCGCCAATGCCTCGGCCGACACGTTGATCAGCTTCCCCGTGACTTGCGCGGGGGAGATCTGCGCGACCATCGCGAGGTGCTCCAACATTTCGGTCAGCATGTTGTTGTAACCGTCTGGATTCGCGGGAGAAAAGGTCTGCGCCTTGACATTCTCGTCATCGAAGGTCCAGACCCGCCGCGCCGAGGCCGCCAACACCTCGGATCGCGTGCCCGACCAGCCGGAAATCACCTTCTGCGGAAACGCCCCGAAACGACTGATGATCATCCGGTCGAAATTCACGGAATTGATGGCCCGCTGTAGGTCTATCAGCGGCTCTATCTCGCCGACGATCAGATCGTCCGCGTCCCGGTTGTTCACGTACCGCACCACCGGGCATACCGACGCGCCGTGACGTAACGGGGTTCCGAAACCGTCGGGGATCACCGGCAGGGAGGACAGCGGCTGTTCCTCGGACCATCGCACAACCGCCACCGAACCCAGATCCAAAGGGTAAACGTAGGTCTCATCGAAAAACAGGCCCTTGCGGCGCGGTTCGGCGTCGGTTTCGTCAATCCACACCTCCAGCGCGTACTGCGGCCACTGGTCGATGGCGGGATCTGCGTACACCGCGATCATTTGCCGGGGCGAACGGCACCGGAACACCGGGCCGTCCTTACTCGGCGTCGCCGCCACATACCCCAATCCGTAACCTATTGTGCTGCGGTAGATTTCGGCCTGGCGCGCGTCCATCCGGTTCCGCTGCCACATGTCCCACGCCGGGAGGTTCTGGCTCGAGGTCGCGCGCTGGAAACCCACCACGGACAGGTTTTGCGCGAATGAATCCCTGATGAGCGACAAACAATTCTTGATCGACATCCGCGCCAATTCCCGAATTTCGGGCTCGGCGTCGGTGGGGATCGTCGGATATCCGCGTTTCCCGTGCAGATAGGCGTGCAAGTTGTCGAATTTCGGCAATTCCTGTTGATACAGCACCCACATTCGCTGCGTGATCTGGGAGATTTCGGTATTTTCCAACATGGGATCTCCCTTCACACGAACATCGCACGCCCCGACTTTTTCTTGGTGATAGCGCCATGGGAAATGGCTTCCAGCCGGGCCCGCCACGCCAGAACCGCCGCATAGGCCGCGTCGATCTTGTCTACGGAATCCGGAAAAGCCTTGTGCAGCAAATACCCGTTGCGGGTAGCGCGCCGGCGGGCATTGAGGACATGCCGCGTCAACGCCGCCGCTCCATCGTGGGAAACCTCGCCCGTCACGATCGCCACCCGAAGGCGTTCGACCGATTCACACACGGCCGAGGTCTTTCCCCTCGGCCAGATCGCGATCGGGGAACCTGCCGGTCCGATCAGCAATTTCTTGCCGAAGTCGGCTTCCCATCGTGCGACGTGTTCGGTCCAACCCGACGGATCGGCGTAAAACCCTACGACATTCCAGATCTGAAACGCCCGGCGCACTTCCGCGTCGACTTCCAGCGGGTTGGGCATCCATTCCCGGCCCGCCGGTCCCGACGGTTGCTCCCACACCCGGATTTCGAACATGTACCCGTCGGACACGCGGCACCCGACAAGCGCCGTGGCATCCGCTTTTCCGCGTGAGCGCCCGCGCGAGCCGTCGAACCCGAGCACAACCATGTCACCGGGGCACACCATCAATTCCAGCTTCATGCACGCGCGCCATTCCGGTTGTGTCACCCAGGAATCGGAGGCGTGCGTGATCTGATTCAGGAAATCGGAGCGGCTCTGTTGCGGATCTTGCGCAACGTCCCAGATCGTCGCGACTATGCGTTCGAGGTCGACGTGCCCCGGCGCGCACGGCGGGGTGTGCAGCACACAACCGCCCTCGTGCCCGGAGGCGTCGCCGTAGGACTCCCGCAGACCCGCGATAAGCGAATCATGGTCTGCCATATCGGTTTCCGGCGGCGATTCGCGATGGTCGTAGAACAATCCGTCGTCGCGGGCCCGACCCTCGCGGATCGCCGACCAGAACGCCGCCGATTGCTCGGCTACCGAATTTTCCCCCGGCAGATAGGCATTCGGAGATTCGAGCGTGGTGCCGCCGACCTTCGCGGCGTTGGCCCGCATCGTATTCGCAAGCTTCACACCACCATTGGCCGGAACCCACTCCTCGGACTGGTCCAGAACAGCGAAGATCGCCCGCGCGCCCTTCACCGTCCGAGCCGAGGATGTCACCTGTTCGATACGGCCCCGATTGGGCAGTGCGACAAAGGTTTCCATCGGATCGACAAAATAGTCTTTGTGGACCGGTGCCTCCTGCCGAAGCATCTCCAGCAACGGAGACCAGGTGTTCTTGGTCTGGGTTTCGCTCACCGCCGCCATGTGCACCAACGGAGTTCGCAACCGGGCCCACGGCATCCCGACCGGCTGGCCATCGGCGTCCCAGCCCGCAGGAACCACCGGGGCCAACGCCTCGGCCGCCGCGACCGCCGCCAGCAGAGGCGATTTACCCCAACCTCGAGGACGGCCCAGCACGCCACGGTGATAGCGCCGCCGACCGGTCAGCGGGTCCAAGGCATACCAGCGGAGGATGAAATCCTCTTGTTCCACATAGGGAATGAAGGGCTCGTACTCCGAACAGTCCGGGGCCGCAAGGTATTCGGTGACCCAATCCAGGACGATATAGCCCAGGGTCGGGACCTCGCCCTCCACACTCGGCCGCCACGGCATGACTCAGCCCGTCAACGGGCCCCGGCGGGTGCGGGTGTTCGCCGCCGGCACCGTCCGATCGCGATGCGATTCCGCCGTGTCCGCTTGCGCGAACTGAATTCTCAGCCGGGCCCGGTCCTCCGGAGTGGCACCGAATTTCGCCACCCGCAACCGCAGCTCGCCCGCGAGATTTGTGGCACCCTGCCAGAACCGGGCATGCAACATCGCGGTGTCCAGCAGTTCGGACCAATCCGTCGCGGTGAATTCCGCGCTCAATGGCGAATCCCGCCACATCTCCCACCATTCGCGGGTGCGCGGCGGCCAAACGAACTGCTGGCCGGAAACCTCGCCCGAATCATTCACGCGCACGTCGAATTCCGGCAGATCGGGTTGCGCCACCGGTTCGGCGTGGATCACCCGCAGCGGGATCGGGTCCTTATTCGCGCGCGCCCTGTGCGCGGGGTCCTTCGGTGCCGGGCCTCGTCCTGGCATGGCCGCTCACCTCACTTTCTAGACTTGGGCCGAGCACCACGCGAACGTCAGATCGCCCGAATACCCGGTCAATTCGTTCAGTTGAACGGTAAAAGAGTCCTCGAGCCTTTGGCGATAATCCTCGAATGTGTTGTCCGTCGGCAGAACCGGGGTGTAGGGCATGAGCAGATACACATTCCCCGCCGTGTCGGAAATCGCGTCGCCGTTGTCGTCGAACGCCATTCCGTAAGCGCCGAAACAGGCGAGCATCACCTCGGTTTCGGGGTCCGTGAAAATGGGCTGAATGAACACCGGGGCCAACTTCACCAGATAAGCCATGTCAAATTTCCGATCGTCGTAGCCAGTTGAGAATGACGCTTGCCAATTGATCGACGCCCCGGCGGGTCAACACCACCGATTCGGAGCCGATTTCTAACCGAACGAACGGAGCCACGCCGCGAGTCGGGTCCGGAACCCACCACAACCGCAGGATCGCGGCGTGATCGGCCTCGGCGTCGGGATAAACGTCGGGGCCCGCGTAGGACAGGCACATAGTGTGCCCACCCAGCGCGACGAGTTGGCGGTAGACGTCCATAAGGGCCTCCAGGAGCGCCGCAGAGCCACGGGGGCGGATGGACTGTTGGGCTACCGGCGGTAGCCTTCACGGATGGATGACGAACAGTTGTGGTACGACCGCCAGGGCAACCCGATCACCGAGGAACAGTGGAGCCGGCTACTACACGACCGGACCTACAGGCACATGGCCTATACGGTCGTCGGCACGCCGCGAGAACCGCGCTACGCCGTGTCGACGTTATGGCTCGGATTGAATTACGCGATGCCCGGCGACCCACCGGAGATATTCGAAACCCTGACATTCGGGCCGCCGGGGACCGAGGTCGAATGCCGGGGCCGCTGGTGCACCGAGGCGCACACATTGGCCGGACATGTCGCGGTCGTCGGTGAACTGTTGACCGAGATCGGGCCCGACGCCGTAGCGGTTGACGTGGATCTCACCGCCCGCCCGGTCGACGACATATTCGGGCCCAGCGCCGAAGAACTGGCCGAAGCGGAGAGGTGGCGATTGATCTGCTGGCGGTTGGGGCGAATAACGGTGAACGGACCACGGGAAACCCCCGCAGAGGCCACGGCCGAGGACTTGCGTCATGTCCAACACCTCATCGACAAATCCTCGTTGGGCACACCCGGTGCCCGCGCGTTGCAACAATGCACCGACCCCGCCGAGGTCGAGCACATTCGCAAGCTGGCAGACGGGAATAAGGGTGAGGACACCGCGACCGAATAATGTACAGCGTTCCGGACACCTGTCCTGGACACCTGTCCAAGACCCGTAGCCAGCCCGAGCGCCTAGGCCACCGGGCGGTGGCAAAACCCCTG